CTTAGGTATGTCCTCTTCCAATGCGAGTATACCAATGTTGTCATCTGTTGCACCTAATAAGTAGTGTTCCAACTCTCTGACAATCTGTGATTTACCCATACCAGAACCACTGGTTATTGTTACAAGTTCCTTCTCCCTGAACCCATACGTCATATCATTCAAGCATGACCACGGATAGGGTATAGATTTAATATCTTCCTGTGCTACGATTGAATCCCAAGTATCAAGTCCTGCGATGATACCGTCTGGTTGATAGGTCTTAGCATTCCACCATTCCTTGATGAATCCTTGTACGTTGCGCTCCTTGAGCATCTCCCCTGCGTCCTTTGCAGATAGCTGTACGTTCTTCGCCTTGTTCGGTGTAAACAAATCCAACACCGCGCGTGATGCTTCCTGACCTGCCTTGTCGCTATCGAAACAGATAACTACGTTCTCGAATGATTCAAGCCACTCCAAGTTCTGCTTGATGTCCTTAACTGCTCCTGATGCGCCTGACCGTATCGACACAACTGCCCATTTACCGTCAAACATCTCTGACACCGCTAGTGCGTCAGCTTCTCCTTCTACAATCGTTATGTATTTACCACCGCCTTTGAACGCTTGCTGACCAAACAGACCTGCATTGTCAAATGTACCGCTTGCGTAGAATGCCTTACTATCTACTATGCGTGACTTAGTCCCTGTCTGTGTGCCTGTGTCCTTGTCATAATACGGGTAGTGGTGTTTACTTATCTTCCCTGCTGTATCGTACTCAACAGTAACACCAAACTTTTTACAAGTTGCCTCTGTGATACGTCTATCTGGGATTGATGCTACTACACCTGTCATCTCTAATTTCCTATTTGCCTTTGGTTTACTTTCAACAACCTCGCCTGTGGCTCTCTCGTAGTGGTCACAACCGCCTGAAAAACAGACGGCATGACCATCGGAGTACCTTGCCAAGTTGTTCTTAGAGCCACACGAAGGGCATGGCTCATGTCTGACAAAGTGAGAGTCAGTCATTAGAAATCACCGCCACCTTCAGTAGCTTCGGCTAGTTCAATGACCTTGATTGCTGACAGATAGGTGGACGTACCGTGTACGGGGTGGGGTTTACCCTCTGCGTACTTGACTCGTACCTTTGAGCCTCTGGTTAATCTACCTACAAAGTCCTTACCGTCTGCATCAAACATCGGTACTTCATACTTGGTGCTAAACTTACGCTGTGCTGTGCCTTCGTACTCTCGGAGTTTGACACCCTTATCAGCAAGTTTATCTGCATCTTCTGGTTCTAATGATAAAACCAGTGAGTATTTACCTGTTGATTGACCCTGATATTCTTCGTGTTCGTCAAGGTTAGCGAACGCTACGTTACCTTCTAATACTGCCATAGTAATTTGCCTTATAAAGTTTAAAAAGATTACTTAAGGATACTTTAGGATTTATCTTTAATGTTAAAAACTAAAGTATCTAAGTATATTATATCATGTATTACATGTCGTTGCAACTATATCTATAAATTAATTGTTACTCCTTATTATACCACGCTCTCCGTCTGTTGACCAGTTTTCCTCTATAGCTTCGTCAGATGCCGTATGGCATGTACTGCACAAATCTAAGTGTTCATCGGTAACTCTGTCTCTCTTGCGTAACTCTGCCTCTGTCAGTATGACATCACAGGCTTTACATCTGCTCATCGTCTTCAATCTCCTTGTATGGTCTGCCGTATGTTATAACAATAAAGGGTAGCATGATTACTACGCCCTCAAAGGGCATGGCACTATATTGTTCTGTCTCTGTATTGTACACATGAACCAATTTAGAGTCAACAAATTCGAGGTCTAGTCCTACCCCATTCCTTAGCTCGACTGTAAACAGCCTGTTAAATATGTTAGCGTTTATCATCTTGTTCTGTTTCCTCATAGTCGTTGTCGTTATCGTGTGGCTTGTAATAGCCCCTCTGCTCTACGTAGTCGCTGTAGTCGTAACTAGGGTCATCGTCAACCCTGCAATAGTCTCTACCCATTTATACTTGCTCCTATAATCTGTGCGTACTCGTACCCGTCCGCAAATCCTCGTTGATATTCTTCGCTCTCGCTTGGGTCACAGTTGAACCCACTCAACCCATCATACTCGCCTCGCTCGTAGTCTGTCAACTCCTGCCAGTACTCTTGCAAATTATACTGCTTATCTGCCAGTGTTTCAAGCTGTGCTTGCTCTCTCGCGTCTCTACTCATATTAAAAACCTACGCTGTCGATGATAAACCAGTAGCCTAACATAAAGACTACACCCAAAACAACCCCCTGTATAAAACTATTCATAAATTCTCCTGATTACCAGTTATGAACCACGCCCGCAATAATGAACAAGCAGGTCACTAGATTTAATACTACCACGGCAGACCGCAACAATGCAACCCTGTCTGCCTCCCTGTCGTTGTCTCCTAGTTTCTCACCAAGAGACAACGCCCACAACCGCCACAGTTTACGCATCTATAGACATCTCCTCAACAGCTACGTCCTTGTAGCCTATGTTGCGCCATGCCTCCGCTATATCCTCCGCATCTGTGCGTTTGGTGAAATAGTGGTCTAGTTCTACACCTCCAACCCATACTGAATATAACATCTCTACGCCTCCGTCAATGAATCGCTGTCAATTCGTACCAAATAGCTATTTGTGCCGTTCATAGCTTGTAAAATCATATCCTCGCCAAATAGAACATCATAGCCTCTGACCTCGTTTTTTTCCACAGTCGCGCCTTGTTGCTTGAGTTCCTTCAGTACTCGCTGAAAGTCTCGCTTGCCAAATATGCGCGTTCTAGTGTTGCTGTCTTTGTCAAATTTTCGCATCATTCGTCCTCCTCACCCAACCATAGGGCATAGTCTTTTATCTCCTCGCGGAGGTTGTCCAGTCGTTGCTCAAAGTCGAATATATCGTCTTGTAGTGCCTCGTTGCAGTTCTTGCGTAACTCCTCCAATCTACAAGAGGCATCGAATAAACTATCCTCTACGTTCTTGCCTCGTAATGCTTCTGCTAGTTTCTCGTTGTTCATGCTCATTGCCTCCTATAGGCTAGGTTTAATTTCAATTTAGAAAGGTACTCTACAGAATACCCAACTAGATTGCAACTCCTCCTGTTATATTGTGTAAAATCTCTCGTACATTGGTTCGACCTTGCCGTCTCTCTCAATGTGCATCGTCCAGTCTTTGATGAATACCCTAGCGTTTTTCTCTGCTAACTGTAGCACGGCATTCAGTCTGCTCCGTGTGGTGCGTGAATGCCAACCCGCGTGAGAAATCTCAATATTGCCGTTGTCATCTCTGTATGCAATCTCGTTGCCGTGTAGGTACAGATGACCTCCAACGCTCTCTGTGTTGTCTTTACGCGCATATTCACCGCGCACGAATGCTCCTACTACGTCTTTTTCTATCTGTCTCATTATGCCACCTCCTTCAGTTGTAGTTTCTCTAGCTGTTCGAGTTCCTGCTTTTTCTCAATCACTTTGTCTAGCAGGTCGTAAGTTTCCGCGCTCACTTCGTAGTTAGTCCAGTTGGGCAATATATTAATCATTGCATTGAACACACCTTGCGCCTCGTTGTCCTTGCGTTTGGCTGTCTCTGTCCATTCGTTGAACTCGTCAACGTAATCGCTTTGCAATGCGAATATACGAGCCTCTGCAACCTCAATGTCCAACTGGAAATATTCCTGCTTGAATCTGTTGTATAGTTCTGTCTTAGTCATAATGTCCGCCCTCCGTTGGGCTGTGTTTGTCTGTGTATGCCGTCCATTATATAGAGGTTGTTGCTGTTGTACAATGACTAATATGCATGACCTTAATTAATTATATGCACAGATGTAATGACCTTGTTCCCTCCTTTATTACACGCACAGGCGCGCGAGTATCACAGATTGATGTTGTTGTCAAGTGTTGTCTTAAGGTATGCCTTGAGGGTATCCGCAAGCACACATACACCTGTGTTGTCAAGATTTCCTATGACTATCTCAAGGCTTCTAGTCATAAGTATCCTTGAGTTTTCCGTTTGTCTGTGCTAAAGAGGGACGGGGGGGCGGGCTGACCTGTGTTAATCAAGGGTGTAACCCCCTGTATACTAAAAAAGCCGATATTCAATAAAAAGTAATAGCCTAAAGTCATACCCTAAGTTGTTGATTTCCTTATGTATACTTAAGACTGAATTAGGTGTGACTAATATATAAAAAAGGGTCACGTTAGGGAACTAAAAAGTTGACCTGCGGGTCTAAATAATGCTTGACTTTCAGTTAAAAGTATGCTATAATATAGATATAATAAAGACATTGTTTAGAGCCTTAAGTATACTTAAGTAGTCTTAGTTATTATACTTTAAAGATTAATCATTAATGTAAAATACTAAAGCGTCCTAAGGATACTTAAGATAACTTAAGGAGAGTCCATTGGCTACTAAAGAAAATCCTCCAAAAAGGAGGGGCAGACCAAAGAAATCAGACATGGTGTCAAGAAAGAAAGGTGCTACTGGTTTGTCAAGGGGTCGCCCGAAGGGTGATGCCGCTATAATTAACGAGTACAAAGGTAGGATGTTGTCATCCCCTAAGTCTCGTAAAGTATTAGAATCAATATTCGATGCGGCACTTAACGATGACCATAAGAATCAAGCCGCGGCATGGAAGTTAGTTATGGAT